GTCACCATACTGACTGTGTTGTTTGCTGTGGTTGGTGTTGTCCTAGTTGTATGGAGTTGGCTATGACCCAACAAGAAATCAAGGTATCAAACGTAGGCGGGGTGTGGAACACAAACCCGCACTGGCCTGCGTTGTACTGGGGTAGCGGCGTAGACGCAGGGGTGAAGCGTCTGGAACTCATTGCCGAGGACTGGACGTTCACATTCAAAACCGTGGAGCAGAAGTTTTCTACGTTGAATTTACACAAGAGGTATGGGCCATGAAAGCATTGGAAGAACTTGGCAGCAGTTGCAGGAGGGCAGTATGAAATATTGTGTAAAAACTAAACATGGCGAAATATTACCCGTATGGCACGGCACTACGTTTGATAAGCCACAAGACCAGTATGGTGGAGCGACGCACTTGGTGCTGACCACAAAAGATAAAGAGGCGGGGCACTTGCTCTACAAGTTTGTTGGCCCTAACGACCACTACATCATAGTGTGCGATGAACAAGGCATCCCAGTGGAGACACCGCAATGACACTGGCAGATTGGGTCAAAACAATGCCCGATGAAGAACGGCATAAGTTTTTTAGGGCAATGATTGAAGTGAGCGAAGCTGGGCGCAAGGCGGGGGCATCCCCCCAAGAATGGGCGCGGATGTACGCCGACACCTACCACGAGATAGACCAACAACTAAAGGAGCAAGCATGAAAGATGCAGAAGACGAAGCGTTTGACGAACTTGCCAAGCGGCAGGGTGATTGGGGCGGTGGCTTTCAAGCTAAGAGAGCAATGGCAAAGGCCCGCATTGAAGACGACGACGACGACATCCAAGACTACAAGCGCCCGTGGGTAGGGCTGACGGATGAGGAGACTCAAGCCTATTGGGACTGGGAAGATTGGCAGACAGGGGCTGGGCGCTCAACCATATTTGAAATGGTCAGGGACATTGAAGCTAGGCTGAAGGAGAGGAACGGATGAAGCTATACAACGTACCAAGGAATAGCATGATTGTGCTAGAAAATGGACTGGAGTTGAAGTTCCACCACATCGACGGTATGTACAGTGTGTGTACAGATGAGGAAGAAAATGTGTACCACATTGGGGCAAGTGAAGAAGTTGAAGTTAAACCAAAGGAAGAAACATGAGCAAGCGAGATTTGGCTTTAGATAGCCTGACAAAGATATGCGACATACAGCAGCGGCTGATTAACCAGCTAATTGCAATGGAGCAAAACTCCTATGCAAGAGGATATGAGGATGGGATGGTGGCGCAGGCCGAGGTAGATATAGCTTTAAACGAACTAAAGGTGCAGCATGAAGATTAGCGCAACCTTTGATGATGAGGAAGAAGCCATCAAGTCTATTCACTCGGGCTATGCTTGGCAGGCTTTGAGCGAGATAAATGAAACGCTTCGTCAGCACAAAAAATATGACCTGCCTTTTGAGCAGGTCATAGAGAAGATTCAGGCATCTGTTCAGGATGCCATGCTGATGATTTACCCAAATTAAGCTTCTTCAGCTTCCTCTTCATCTTCTTCGTCTTCAGACTCTTCTTCAACCAAGAGCCACTCGTTGGTCTCTTCGTTGAGCCAGTACCATGCGTCATACTCTTCGTCGTACCAGCAGTAGCATTCTGCGTCCTCGTCATAGAAGTATTCTTCATCTTCATCAAAGCAGTCAACGAACGCCTCAAACTCGTCGTCTTCCATTGCGGCGCAGTTGCTAAAAATCATCATAAACTTGTACATGAGAAAACTCCTATAGGTTGATAACTTGACCACGAAACTCAACCTGAGTCTCACTCCATTTGTGAACTAGCTCAGGCCACAAAAGCTTACCATCCTTGAATGTCAAGACCGCAAACCCCGACCTATGGTTTAATGGGTTTCCTTCTCCGTAATCAAACTGCGGCCCATAAATCTCTGCAAGAGTTCCAGTGTCTACACCATAACGATTACCGTTGTAATCTGCGTACGGAGTCACTTTGAGGGAGTGAAGGTGACCAGTCACGATGTTGATTCCAGCGCCCACGGTGTTATTGTGGGCTGCATGAATGCCAGATTTGTAGCGGTGCTTGATAATGCACTGGCTTGTGGGCCAGACAGACCAAGCAAACTCCCATGCGGGAAGGTGGTCTTGTAGTTTAAACCCTTGAACGTCCCGATACTGCGGAGCCTGTAAAGCTAGTTTGTTGGCGAATCTGGTGTCATGGTTGCCCCATGTAAACAACAACTTTGCATTGTGGCGGGCCTCTTTGGCAGCTTCTTCAATTTCACCCAAGTGAGTTTGCACTGCCTTCAACTCTTCTATGACGGTTGGTGTCTTTGACCAGCCCAGCGGGTCATGCCTGCTAATACTGGCCCCGTCAAATGCATCTCCGTTGCTTATGACCACATGAGGTTTCAGTTCCTTGATTGCCCACAGCAGGCCCTTATAGGCGGTGGTGTATTCGCCGGGCCAAAAATGCGCATCACTGAAGACGATGATGGTTTGGTTCAGTATGCCAAGCTCAATCTTGTTGAGTGATGTTTGGATGGGCTGGACATTTGAATATGCTTGTGACTTGTCATTAAAACTTATGAGAGGTTGATTTGTGTCTTGCTCAATCCTTCGCCTGCGATTGAGGACAGAGCGCTCAGAGACATCTAAACATTTTGCCACTTTTGAAGCAGAGCCAAAACGGCTCCAGATGTTGATGAACTCTTCTCTGGAAACTTTAGCCTGCATAACGACTCCCAAAAGTTTGGCGGAATCTAACATCATTTTGTGTTAATTTTATGAAAGTTTGTTTTGTTTGTGAGGGGTGTGTGGTGTCAATTTTATAAATTGTCACCCTGTAGAAAGCAATGGTTCTCATGGACAATGCAGTCACAGGAGAACGCAAATGATTGATGATAAAGAGCAGATAGGCAGGATGAAGATTGCTTTAGCTGAAGCCATGAAGCGTGTTCCTGAGTCTGTGGCTAACGGTAGCTACCAACGGGCGGTTCAGTACAAGTCTGACTACCTCAAGGCACAGAAGATTCTCAACAAGAAGACACCCAAAATCAACGAACTAGGGGGTGCTTTAAACACCATGAAACATGACTGAACAAATTATTGACTACGCACTTCCCTGCATGAAAGCAGAGCAAGCCCTGAAGGATGCACACAACGCATTCATTGAGAACAAGCTGGACTTGGCTCTGACCCGCACGATGGATGCAATCATTGACGTACGACTGATGTATGCCGCTCTGCGTCATGCCAAAGAAACCTCTACTGTTTACACGGAGAACAAGAATGCTTGAACCTAGATACCGGCAGATGCTCATAGACGCAGTTGACCCCAAGAGGATTGACAAAGAGGATTATGTTTTGGAGAACCCAAAGCTTGAGGCAACTATTAAGCTCATCAAAGCTGAGTGCCCTGATAAGTTTCACTCTGACTACTCTATTGAGGAGAGGACTTTTTATGATGAGCCAGCCGCTCCTAGAGCCCCTGTTCGCAACTCAGGGTTTATCCGTCCTATGCCTAAGCGAAATCGCTATTGATGAGATACAGCAAAATCAAACCAAACCTGCGGGAAATTCTGCATGGTTATGAAGATGGATTGACCATCAACGATTTAATTGTAAAGACGGGTCTTGATGGTAGTAACTTGAGAAGAGTTCTTGCAGACATGGATGATGTTTACATCGACAGGTGGTCTGCATCTCAATATCAAAGGCCAGCCCAAGCCGTGTATTGCATAGTGAAGATACCCGAGGATTGTCCCAAACCAGCAAAGGAACCAAATGAAAAGAGAGCTTATAACAGAAGAGTCCGTTGAGGCTCTTGTAAAAGAGATGGATGAGGACGACAGGAACTACCTCTCCATATACACACACATGATGATGATGGCCTTTGCAAATAGAGGCAACGTCAAGGTTGCGATTATTTTTGACACTGAAGATTCGTCAGGTGTTGCAGCTATCAACATGACCAGCGCAGAGGTTGTGAGTGCTCTTGAGAATGCTCACAAGAATCTTTATGAAGTGATTACTAGAGACATGCCACCCAAGGGCATGCTTAACTAATACGGGGGAAAGCGGATGCTGTGAGCCGGGCAAAAGCCAGAGAAATGACGAGGGTGCTGCTTTGCAACCCAAGCGAACTAAAGACGGCTACCACAGACACAGCGAGTAC